GGTATGCTTAAATTGCCGTCTTAGGAGTTTGTGCACTGCAACAATTGTAATGCTTTGGTTAATGAAACTCACTCTGACGCGGGATAGAATATTATATAAATATTTCTTGAGAATTGAGACGATATGGGTGGTCGAAGGACGATTGTTTGAGCAACTGTTGCTGCGACGTTTGGTTGCAATGACAATTGTTTTGTGCCACAATTGGCTTACTGTTAATTAACAGTATCGTAAAACATAGGTTAAAGGAGAAGTTATGTTACCGAGTTTTAAATTTGGTCCGGTTGTATTGGTGATTATCGCAGCTATATCAATTGGATATTATGCAGGACGTAATTCAATAAAACAGATTGATCGTATATGCCCTGAGCAGAAGGCGAAGTTGATAACGTCAAGTCATTCAAATGCTGGTACGATTTGTGTCTATCAAGAACCTTGGAAGAACAAAGGTAAGATCAAGAGGATTGAACTATGATTTTCAAACGTAAGCCGCGTGACTATCAGCTTGAAGACTTTGAACGGTCAAAAGACCTGCGAAACTTCGCCCTTCTATTCGAAATGGGGTTAGGGAAATCCAAGGTAACAAATGACACTGCGTTGCACTTATACAGCAAGGGGAAGATCAATGCTGTTGCGATCATTGCCCCGAAAGGTATTCATGCAAAATGGGCCAAGGAAGATTTTCCTAATGACTTCCCAGATGGATTGGAATACCGTGCCGCCGTTTGGCGTTCTGGTAATCAGAAGTCAATTGATGAATGTGAGCGATTATTCAACCCTGGTGAGCGACTTCGCATACTTTGTATGAACATTGAGGCGTTGAGTCAAGACAAAGGTCCTGCTGAAAAGTTCCTGATTCGCTTTCTTGACTCGACTGATTGCATGTTGGTTGTTGATGAGTCTGATACTATCAAGAATCCAGATGCCAAACGAACAAAACGCTTGCTCAAATTGGGTGACAAAGCATCTTACAAGCGGATATTGACAGGTACTCCGATCAATAACTCGGTTTTTGATCTGTATTCGCAAATGACCTTCCTTGACACTGACATCTTTGGTCAATCGTTTACGAGTTTCAAGCACACTTACGCAGAAGTTCTGCCTCCGACACATCCTACAATGATGGCAATCATGCGGAAAGGTGCGCGTTTTGCTCCAGTGCTGGTTGAAAAGGATGTTGACGGTAAGCCGAAGTGGAAGAATCTTGATAAGTTGAAAGAGGTGATGAAACCGTATGTCGCAATACGGCTCAAGAAAGACCATTCAGATCTCCCTGACAAAGTATATCAGTCAATTTATTATGATCTTGAACGTCGGCAGCGCAGATTATACGATGAATTAAAGCTCAAAGCGAAGATCGCACTTGAAGATGATACGGTGACTGTCCTGCATAAGATGACATTGATCATGCGTTTGCAGCAAGTTTTGTCAGGTTATCTTCCAGGTGATACGACTGATGATTTGATTCCATTGTTCAACAATCCAAAAGACAATCCGCGCATTGAAGCTCTATTGACCTTGCTTGAAACAGTGAGCGGTCAGGTTATCATTTGGTGTCGCTTTGTTGATGAAATCAAACAAATTGCCAAACTTCTTGGTGACGAATGTATCACCTACTTCGGTGAGACTACGAATCGTGAAGAACGCATTGAATTGTTCAAGACCGGAAAGGTTCGCTACATGGTTGCGAACACTGCGGTCGGCGGAGCAGGTTTGAACTTGTCAAACAGTGCGACGGCTGTCTACTACAGTAACGACTTCAGTTATCGCAACCGCGCTCAGTCGGAAGACCGACAACACCGCATCGGTCAAACTGAAACTGTGACCTGTATTGATATCGTTGCTGATAATACTGTTGATGAGCATATCACCAAGATTCTTCGTGACAAGAAGGATATCAGTCATGAAATGATGACGTTATAACGCCGCTTGCATTGACCTGTAATAGTGGGTAAACTTGCTGCACTTACTAAATTGTTTATAGGGTAACAAAGTGTCTAAAGTGTACTGCGTGACTGAACCGATCACTTACCGAGATGGTAATCCAGTTCCGTTATTTGATATTACGCCAGCGATTGAATATGGTGAGATTGAGATTTTGACTCGTCATAATCAGTCGATGCAATTCAGCGTTCCAATGATTAGAAGTTTGCGCGACAAGTTGAAGGATTTCAATGACAATGATTTCATTCTTCCTGTTGGTGACCCGATAACTATTGGAGCAGTCTGCGCGGTTGTAGCTGATATCAATGGTGGTTATTACAAGGTGCTCAAGTGGGATAAGAGAACTCGCAAGTACATGCCGATTGAAATTCAAGTGTGGGGTAGTCAACTTTCTTAATATAGGTGCTATAATGGAAAAAGAATTTACGTTGAAAGACTTGATTTTTGCTGCAAAGTTGCAACAGGAGCTTGAGAATCAACTCATTAACGAAGAAAATAGGTTGAAAGAAATAAAAGAACAATTGAACTACCAGCGGTACGAAATTGTTCCTGGGATGATGCAAGAACTTGGTATCAACTCATTTGAACTTGACAACGGTTACAAGGTGTCAATCAAGGATGAGTATTACGCCAAGATCCCTGAAGCGTTTCAGTATGAGTGTTTCGAGTGGTTGCGTAAGAACGAACTTGACGGCATTATCAAAACTGCGGTAAACATGAATTTTGGCAAGGGTGAAGATGAATCTGCTCAACATCTGATTGATTGGATGACTGAGAACGGTTTAACACCTAATGTCAAAGAAACTGTTCACCCGCAGACCCTCCGCGCCTTTGTAAAGGAAAGGTTATCTAATGGTTTGGAACTTCCTATTGACTATTTTGGAGCTTCAGTAGTAAAAACTACTGTTATTTCAAAATGAAACTTATCGATTTGGAAAGATTGAAAGAACTTCTGGACTATGATCCAGAAACAGGTTTGTTTAAGTGGAAGGTTCATTTAAAATATTCTCCAAGATACGAAGGTGACTTGGCAGGTTACAATAATGAAGGTTATGTTAAGATAACCATCGACGGCCTATCTTATAGAGCACATCACTTAGCATGGTTTATAACTACTGGAAATTGGCCCAAGTTAGAGATTGATCATATTAATGGTGACAAATCTGACAATTCAATCTCTAACCTCAGAGATGTGACCAGAATTGTCAATATGCACAACAAAGGTGAATACAAAAATAACAAAACAGGATACACAGGTGTTCACTGGTATCCTAGATATGAAAAGTTTGCAGCACAGATAAGAACTAATGGTAAGTGTAAGACGTTAGGTTATTTTGAAACCGCTGAAGAAGCTCACGAGGCTTATCAAGAAGCCAAACTGAAACAACACCCTTCAGCGTTTGTTAAAGAACGTATGTCGGCAGGTCTTGAACTACCTGTTGACTTTTCGGAGCCTCTGTCGTTAAAACGACGGTGATTTCGAAGTAAAGACTTTGCTGGCAGGCTGACAATCCTACTGTCGTTAACGGAGCATTCTGCACCTGACTTGTCTAACGGTGTGGCGTTAGTTGTGGAACGTAGATCCGGGGCGAGCATAGCCCGATTGGTCACAACGAGTGCCGACTGACCGGCGTAAGCGGTCATTCTTCAGACTGTGGCAAGTTTGGAGTCTCTCCCTTAATTGCCAATCAAAAGGAGCCGATCATGGCGAAAACCGAAGTTGCTGTAAAAGAAAACACCGCTGTTGCAATTGCTGATGATGTCTATTCGCAGGACGCTGGAAGTGGTTTTGAGGAAACGTCGCAAGAAAGTTATGCGATTCCGTTTCTGAGTATCCTTCAGTCCGGTAGCCCGCAAGTCAAGAAGTCTGATGGGGCATATATCAAAGGTGCTGAAGAAGGTATGCTATTCAACTCTGTCACCCAGGAATGCTACGGTGAAGAAGGTGTTGAGGTCATCCCCTGTCACTACACGCAACGCTTTATTGAATGGGGTACGCGTGAATCCGGTGGCGGTTTCTTTGGTGAGCACCTACCATCTGATCCGATTTGCAGCACTACGACTCGTGACGAAAAAGGTCGCAACCTGTTGCCGAACGGCCATGCTCTCAATGACACGCGCAATCACTACGTCCTGATTCGCCGCAATGGTCAGTTGTCGCCGGCCATCATGAGCTTGAGTTCCACCCAAATCAAAGCATCCAAGCAGTGGATGTCGATGATGCAAGGTATCAAGCAAAAGAACCCGGCGACAGGTATGTTTGAAATTGCACCGATGTTCAGCCATGCGTACAAAATCAACACCGTTGCTCAGTCTAACGACAAAGGTTCTTGGTTTGGTTACAAGTTTGCAATGGTCGGTAAGGTGACTGATCAGGCTGAGTACGAGGAAGCCAAACAGTTCAACCACATTGTCAAGTCTGGTTTGGCAAAGGTCGAGCGCAAGATGGAAACTGAGGCTGCGAGCAATACTGCGACTGAGAAGTTCTAATCAGGTGTAAGGGTTAAAGGTTCACTAACCTTCGAGCGGGTGAAAAGCCCGTACGAATATTGCAGTGTTACCGGGCAGGGTGTAAAGTAATAGCCTGCCCGCTATAGGGGTCACATAGAAAATAAAGGCACGAGTGATGAGTCTTGCAGAACGCTTTTTCAATATCTACGGCGGTTTAGATCGGGCAAGAGGTAAGAATAAAACAACTGCAAAAGTTGGTAAGAATGGTAAGCGGGATTCAAGTAATCAAACCTTACGCGAACCTTACGATGTCAGGTGTTGGGATCGTCATCTCAACGGTGAAGAAGGTCTCGGTGTTATTCCGATTACTGACAATGCGACCTGTAATTGGGGCGCAATTGACGTAGACATCTACCCGCTTGATCTGGTTGAACTTGAAGCTAAGATCAACGGTTTAGAACTCCCATTCGTTGTTCTTAAAACCAAATCAGGTGGGGCACATCTTACAGCATATTTCAAAGAGTTCCAATCGTGTGCTGAAGTACGGGCAAAGATGGCCGAGGCCAGTTTTGCTTTAGGACTTGGAGAACGTGAGTTCTATCCAAAGCAGGTCAAGTTAGCGAACTCAAGTGACATTGGAAACTGGCTAAACATGCCATATTTTCAAGGCGCATTGACCGAACGCTATGCAATTATCAATGGTAAGCCCGCCACACCGGAACAGTTCCTTGACTACGTTGATTCAATCCGTTTAGATGCAGTAATTGACTTCGTTGTACCAGAGACAACTTCAGAGTTCTCAGACGGCCCGCCTTGCTTGCAAGCGATCACAAGTTCAAAAGCGGGTGAAGGTGAGCGTAATACCGTCCTGTTCAATATCGGTGTCTACTGCCGAGCCAAATTTGAATCAAGTTGGGAAGACAAACTCAGCGAGTTCAATCATCAATTTGTAGCACCTCCATTAAACCATCGTGAAGTTACGGCGATTGTAAAGTCACTTGAGAAAAAGAATTATGCGTACACTTGTAACAACGTTCCTCTATGCAATAACTGCAATCGAGAGACGTGTAAGGGTAGAGATTATGGAATTCACGCTTTTCAGCATATTGATGTTGGTATCGCATTAGACAGCATTACCAAGATGAACTCAGAGCCACCGATGTGGATTCTGTCAATTGAGGGTGTGCGTACTGAGGTAGAAACAGAAGATATATTGTCGCAAGAACGTTTCAAGATCGTTTGCGTAAACACCATAAACAAGATCCCAGGTAAGATGAAGGCCGAAGAATGGGATAAATTTATGCGGAACAAGTTGTCAACCATAGAGATTATAGAAGTACCTAAAGAAACGCGCATGAGCGATCGTATTACAGATCACTTGACACGCTACTTTGCAACGACTCCGCCGGCAAGGTCTCCAACCGACATTAATATTGGTCGTTGGGTTGACGAACCAGATGGTTACTATACTCGAGGTTCTGACTTTATGGACTACCTTAGAAGGCAGAACATTGAATTTGATGCTCGTAAAGTCTGGGTACTGATGATGGACTTAGGTGTAAAACCGATATATTATAGGAAAAATGAATGTTGGATTGTACCAAAAGAAGTGTATGACCCAAACGGCAAAGAAAAGAAGTTATCACTCCCACCAAAGGACATAAAGCATGAGGATTTCTGATAATCAGTCGTTGATACTTGGCCCTCCAGGATGCGGCAAAACGACGAAAGTGTTGAGTGAGATCGACACGTTGTTGCAAGCTGGGGAATCACCTGACAGAATAGCATTTGTCAGTTTTACAAAGAAGGCGATTGCAGAGGCAACGGGCAGAGCAGGTGAAAAGTTCAATCTCAAACCGCGTCAATTGCCGATGTTCAAAACGGTTCACGCAATGTGCTTCGCCGGACTTGGCATAGGTAAGAATGATGTCGTTGGTAAGGAACATTATAGAGAACTTGGAGAATGGTTAGGTTATCGGTTTGAAGGTACTTGGGATGAAAGTGAAGGAATTCCAGTTGGCAGTGAAAAAGGCGACACGCTTTTGTTCCTGGATAATCTTGCGCGGATTACACAGAAACCGCTTCGGGAAGTATGGGAAGAGAATTACCACGAATGTGAGTGGGAAGAATTAGAACGCTTCCAAGAAGGTTATCAAGACTTCAAGTCCAGCAAGTATGTCATGGACTTTACCGACATGTTGTCTGCTTATATTGCGATGTGCGACCCATCTCCGGCGCGGCAGGTGATTGTTGATGAAGCGCAGGACTTATCTTCACTCCAATGGTCTGTTTTGAAACACGCTTACGGCAATGTTCGGAAAACGATAATTGCTGGTGACGATGATCAAAGTATCTACAAATGGTCTGGCGCGGATGTTAATGCGTTTCTTGCATTAGAAGGTGACAAAACTATTCTGAGCAAGTCGTACCGTCTGCCGCGTTCTGTTCATGAAATTGCCAACGGTATAGTTCAGAAGATTGAGAACCGCTTTGACAAACCGTTTGACCCGCGTGATTCAGAAGGTGAAGTCAATTTCATGACCTCACTTGAAGAAGTTACAGTGGGTGACGAAAGTACATTGTTCCTTGTTCGCAATACTTATCTTGCAAGGCGTGTGCAAGATTACATGCACCGAATGGGTATCCCTTATACGAACAAGTATGGTTTCTCATCAGTACGTTCGGCGCATATCAAAGCTATTGAAGGTGTGGAGAAGCTGCGTAAGGCTGAACCAGCAACGGGTGCAGAAGTCAAGGCAATGTATGACAATATGCGAATTGGTGAATACCTAGCTCGCGGCTTTAAGGTCAAGGTTGCCAACCTCAAAGATACCGATCTATTTAGCTTTGCAGAACTGCGAAATAATTTTGGCCTATTAGACATAAGTTTATGGCAAAATGTACTTAGCGGTATTGGTGACGACCTTATAGCCTATTATCAAAGATTGAAAGCAAATGGTTACAATCTTGATTCAAAACCCAACTGTTCAATATCAACAATTCATGCTGCAAAAGGAGGTGAAGCTGATCATGTGGTCCTTCTTTCAGACATGGCTTACCGTTCTCACCAAGAATATGTGAAGCAGCCAGACAATGAACGTCGGGTTGCTTATGTTGGTGTAACAAGAGCAAAGGAAAAACTGACCATCGTTCTTCCTTCTTCAAAACTTTTCTACGATTACTACGGAGAGAGTCAATGAGCGAAGCGATAGCGATGTTGAAAGCGGTTTATAATCGTCTTATAGAGTTACAAAGGTATGTTCCGGCAGCAGAAGTTAAACGAATTATCGAAAGGTTAGAAAATGACTGAAATGGAAGAATTGTTCGTTTATTGGGTCAAAGAACGTGAAGCAATCCGTGTCAAGAAAGAAGCGGGTGAGCCAAAACCTTGGACTGATGACCCTATTTTCCAGACTTACAAGTTCACAAATGTAAGGCGTGAAGATGATACGGTCAGCAAGTGGATCACTGAAAACTGGATTGAGCCGAACGACCCGCATCCGAACATGTGGTTTGCGATGATCGTTGCACGTTTGTTCAATTGGCCTCCGACACTTGAAGAGATTTGTTTCCCGCAAATCACCTTTCCAGAACTTAAAGAAAAGTGGCGGCGCAATCTCAAAGGTCTGCGTGACATTGGTAAAGAGAAGATCTTCACAGGGGCATATCTTGTTTCAACCAACGGTGTGAAGATGGACAAGATTGATTACATTCTTGACCGCGTGTTGACTCCGATATGGGAGAAGGGTCGTGCTCCTAAGATACAGTTGCTAAATGAAAATAAACCAGAATCACTCGAAGGATACTGGACACACTTGCGCCAATTCGACGGTCTCGGTAGTTTCATGGCAGGGCAGGTGATTGCAGACTTGAAGTTTACTTCTGAACTCAAAGATGCACCAGACTGGTGGACTTGGGCACCCCTTGGACCGGGTTCAATTCGTGGTTTGAATCGTTTTCACGGTCGCCCCGTTGATAAATCGTTGCGCCAAGACAAAGGGCTAGAAGAAATTCGTGAAGCACAGCGATTGTTGTACGACGAACTTGAATGGCATCTTCCGGCGCACAACATACAGAACTGCTTTTGCGAATTTGACAAATACCTTCGCGTCAAGAACGGCGAAGGTCGTCCCCGTTCACTTTACCCAGGAGTTAAGTAATGACAATGCAAATCAAAGTTTGCGGTTTACCGTTTGATGTCAACTTTGTTGAAGGTGGTCATGCCGTAAGTCACAATAAAGAACGTATCCATCTATACGGCGAAGTGTCTTACGAAAATGAGTCAATTCGCATTGACAATACCAAATCGTTGCAGATGATGAACCAAACGTTCTGGCATGAAGTTATGCACGTTATTGTCGAACGTATGAGTATTCGTGAGTTAATGACTCAAGACAATTGTCACCTTGAAGTACCGATTGATCAAATTGCCCTCGGTATCTTCACTGTTTTGAATAGTATCGATAAAGATGTAATTGTCTACAAGGAGGAAGCATAAATGCTAGTTATCCGTGGTCAAAATGTAAACGATATCTTGCCAGTCGGCATCATGCACTTGAAGAATGGAGAAAAACGTGACTCAAGAAACGGACCGGTCCTCGAAATCCCAACAACTGTTGCAGTGCATTACGACTATCCCGATGAACGTGTCCTCTTCGAGCCTTTGCGAGACGCCAACCCCTTCTTTCATCTCTTCGAAAGTCTCTGGATGCTCGCTGGACGCAACGATGTGGGATTCCTTAATGAATACAACTCAAGAATGGCGCAGTACAGCGATGACGGGCAAGGATTCAATGCTGCCTACGGGCAAAGACTTCGTTCCGGATTTGGCTATGATCAACTTGATGAAGTCATTAAACGTCTCAGAAAAGATCCCGACGATAGACAGGTCGTACTTCAAATATGGGATACCGCTGACCTTACAAAAGACACTAAAGATAAAGCCTGTAACCTAGTTATCACCCCGCGCATCCGTAACGGCAAACTCGACTGGACAGTGTTCAATCGTAGCAATGATTATTTGCTCGGCATGACCGGAGCTAATGTCGTTCACATGTCGATCATTCAAGAATATGTTGCTCGTATGATCGGTGTGCCAATGGGCAGCTACGAGCAGATCAGCAATTGTCTACACGTTTATACAGAACTGACGCCGCATTGGGAGAAGATGAAAGACCTACCTTTGACCGTTGACTGCCCTTACAAATCTGCCCGCGTTACACCGTTCCCATTGATAACCAACAAAGAAAGTTGGATGTCAGATCTGTACACTTGGATGGACAAGCTGTGGGGCGGACAGGTTTACGTTGATCCGTTCTTTAACTACGTTGCGAAGCCGATGGCTATCGCGCACCGGGCACACAAGGATGGGCGCAACGGGTTACAATATGTAAACGCTATACAGGCAACCGACTGGAGATTAGCTTGTGAACAATGGCTTACTCGCCGTGAATCAAGTGTTTGAAGATTGTATGCAAAACATTTCAAACACAATTGAAAAGAATATTAACAACACCCTCGCTAAAGGACCATTTATGTCAGCAAATGATAAGCAAATCGGCGGCAACCACTATGATAAAAGTGGTGAGCAACATTGGGATCGTATGTTCCGCTTGTATGGACGAGGTTATTTTGTCGGATGTTCGACAGGTTATATTGAACGTTACCATTTGAAGAACGGTAAGCAAGATCTTAAGAAAGCCATCCACTTCATTCAGAAGTTGATTGAACTTGAGTATCCTGAAGAGAAGGAAAAAGGTTTAGATATAGCTTTGAAAGAACCTGCTAACTGGGATGAATTCTACGCAAAACAGAGTTCCGAACCGATTTCCGATATTCTTAAAGAATTGGATAGTATGGCGAGAGAAGTTGCAGGTATTCCCGACCATCTCAAAGAGTTCGTTCCTACCGACCGGCAGAAAGAAGTCGCTGCAAAGTTCGAAGATCTACGCGAAAAACACATGAATGCCATCAGCCCGATGATGCAAAGAATCTTGGAAGATAAAGAATGGGACGTTGACGCCGATGAACCGTTACCCAACGGTTATGTAAACCAAGACAAATAGTTGTGGTAATATGGGGTTGTGCCGTTTGTATAGCGGCACAACAACTAATCTTATAGGTGATATATGAAACATGAGCAAAGTTTGCAGTCGCAAGAAGACGAAGTTATCATTTGCCCAGAATGCGGGTCAGATGATGTTTCTCCGTTGCACTATCAAGGCGATTACGCTGTTCCTGAAACGAACTACAATCATTGTAATGAATGCGGTTATTCTTGGGGGTACGAATGATGATCTGTCCACACTGCCACGCAGAAGTTGAAGGTAAATGGGTTGACGAAGGTATCGGCGCTTACGAATATTGGGGCGCGAAAGGTAACGATGTGCAAATGGACTTTGTATGTGAAGAATGCGACGGTCAACTAGAATCTGAGCAATCGTACAGCGATTACGTTTCTGACATGAAAGCTGACTACGAAATTGAATGTTACCGTGACCGGTGGGACATCTAATGCAAACCTTCTTACTGACCATAACACTGACGCAGTTACAGAAGGAACTTCTCCAGGAGATTGTTGAAAAAGAACTGATGAGTATCCAAAGTTCAAACCCTTGGCCCGGTGGAGGTAAATCTCAAGTAATTATGTCTTTAAAATTCTTACTGGCGAAACTTAAATGACCGACAAACTCTTCCTCGACCTTGAAGTTTATCCAAACTACTTCCTTGCCAAACTCATGAACGACGAAGGTCGTTTTCGTGAGTTTGAAATGTATGAAGGGCAGGGATTAGATGTTGTCAAACTTCGCGCACTGCTCAATTCTTACACTGTTGTCACCTTCAACGGAAATAATTACGATTGGCCGATTCTGTCACTTGCTTTGAACGGTGCTGATAACGAAGCATTGAAAGAAGCTTCCGACGCCATCATTGTCAATGACATGAAACCTTGGAACTTCTACAAGCATTTCCGTTGCCAAGCGTTGAGCTATGACCACATTGACATCAAGGAAGTTGCACCCGGCGTCATGGTCAGTTTGAAGTTGTATGCAGGGCGACTCCATGCACCAAAGATGCAAGACCTACCTTACGACCCTGATTCATTGTTGACACGTGAACAGATGCAAGCGGTCAACCTGTATTGTGGTAAC